TGTCTTAAAGCCTTTAAAAAAAACATTGTTTGCTTGTTGTGAGTTAATAGCAATGTTGATAATATCAATAGAATCGCCTGGTGGCTTTCCATAATAAGTTGCAGGATCTTTTAAACACAACAACAAATATACAATGTAAGCAACAGCAATTGTGGAACAGTAGTCTTTTCCAGACCCTTTACCTAATTGTGCAACAACTTCATTGGCGGTTTGCTTAGCTATAATTCTTCCTTCGTCCTCGCCAAACAATTTAATAAGAGTTGCTTCTTTATAAATCTGAGAACTTTTTTCAATTAAAGTATACTGAAATTCTGATAATGGCGGAAGCCCCAAATATTCTGGGCTGTTTACAAATGTTTTAAGATCTACTGGCTTTTCGTCAAACTCTTCGCCATCCAAGATGTCAATTAAATCTGAAAAATTAAACGACATCGGCATCCTCAATCACAACAGACTCAACAATTCCTGTGATTTGAGATAATCTCTTAGCTACCTCCATTTTACATTTAGGGCATATTGAAGTAACTTCTTTTAATATTTTAACCAGGATGTCTTGCTTTCTTTCTGTGTCTGCAATCTGTGTTGCAAGCTCGGCGTTGTCTAGCAAACCAACCTGCTGAAGCATTCCAATTCTCTTTGTTTCAATGTCTGAAATTAACTTAAGTGCATTTGCCTTAACATTTAATTGGCCAGATAGATCCGCATCTTCTACGGTTTTCCAGGCCTCTTTAATAAGCATGGCATAGTGTTGGTCTGCTCCAGAAATAGCTTCCTTAGCACGATCTCTTGATGAAGTGTCGTTGTGAACAACAGACTTCCAGTTGTCTATTAGATCTACAACCTCTGCCCTTTTAAAGCCAGTAATTGTGGCAATCTGTGTTGGGCTATTGCCCTTGAGTAATTCCTCAACAACCTTATTCATGCGATCATAATGATCTGCTAATTCAATTTCCATATTACCTCATTATACTTCTAGTCGACTGAAATAGCAAGTTTCTTAGCAATTTTAAGTAAGATTAAATAACCAATCATATCGTCAATATCATTATCTCCTGCAAAGCCTGAGCCATTCTTAATACGATTTATCTTATCATCAATACGAATTTTAATTTGCTCTTGATTATCTTCCTGAGAAAAAATATGAATAGGAGACAATGCTGAATCTCCATATGAAATATTTTTCTTAATTAACATTTCAGCAATATCAAGACATTCTCTGATAATCTTATGACCAGATGGTGCCTCTGTTGCAATTAATTGCAAGTCTGTTACCCATGCCTGATAGCCATTCTTATTTGGATATTCTGTTCCCGCCATTATTCCATCTCCTTATATAGTTGTTTAAGACCTTTTAGTGTTCCTATATCCATATACTTTCCACCTGGCCTTACCGCCCTAACATCTAAATTCATATCAAGCCACTCTTGTATTTGTTTTCCTGGGTGCTCCAAGCTAGGATCTATGTATCTTATCAAATTTTTACGGAATAGCATAGTACCCCACATCTGAGGATATTCACAAGAAAAAGTCTTGTCCATAGAGGAAAGAACTTTATCTCCAGATAACAATACTTGACCCACCCTTCCCTTTAGATCTTCACTGCAATCCCATGTTCCAAGAACAAGATCTCCTGGTGAGGACATCATTTCCTTATATATATTTTTTTGACATGCATGTATATATGTATCTGGCATTCCAACTAAAACCGTATCGTTATAGTCTCCAACCATAAACTTTACTGCATCTGACATGGTTGATGGCTCACGAACAATTAGTTTAATATTCATGTCCATATTTTGAATAATAGGAACCCACTCGGCTCTTGTAGAAATTCTAACTTCATCACAAACCTCTAGCATTTGTTCAACATGCCATTGCAACAAAGATCTTTCATCAGATATTGGTAAACAAAATTTTGGTATGCCGCCAATTCTAGCTGCTTTACCAGATGCTGGTAAAATTCCTATGGTAGACATTATTCTTTCCATTCATGAGGATTAAATCCATCAGGATACGATTCATTTACCATTGGATCCTTTTTCCATGCAATCCAACCAGCTTCTCTGTCGTCGCCCCAATATAAATGAACAACATCTCTATCAAGCAGGCGTCTTGCTTCTTCTCCGTTTAATATTTTTACGTTATTATTTTTTAACCAATCCATTTCCATAAGCTCTGGTGCCCATTCCGTTAAAGGCTTTTCGTATGGATTTACTCCCAGCTCTTTATAAATTGCATCAGTAAACATTTGAACATCGGTATAATAATGAACCATGTGATTATGCTTAACTATTCCGTCTGCACATCTTTCCACACATAAATCTATTGCGGCTTTCATCACTGGACTACCAGACTTAGATGCAATTACTTGTGTAGCAAGCCATGGGGTGTCTCTTTCAATGTCTAGCAACACATCATTTTCATCGCTTAGCCAGTCTGAAATTGGTGCTTTGCAATGAGTATCCATATCTGCATAAACTCCACCATTAATATAAAGAATAGCAAATCTCCACAAACCAGCCTTCATTACACCTAAAGGCAAATTAATATATGTATTGTATACTTCATCAGAAAAATTTTCTTTAAAGAAAGACTCTCTATCTGGACCACTCATATATCCATGCTGCCATTCAGGATTTTGATATTTCCATGTACCCACGCTTTCTTTTGCATAGTCAGGAAGGTCGTCGTAAGAAGTTTCATAGGTTTGCCAAATAATCTTTTCAATACTCATCTTTTTTTAATTAGTCCAAACTGGTCTAGGTATCTCTGTATGGTCATAGCAGAGACATTGCATTCTTTTGCTATTTCTGTAACTGTTTTCTTTTGAATAAGGTATCTTCTAAATAGCCACTCTTTACTTTGATATAATTTCATCGCTCTGTCAACACCTTATTTGCATAATGTGCAATACCAAATGAATCTGCTACGTCAAAGTCTGTTAACGATAGCCCATATTTGGTATTAAAATAGTCTACGGTTCTTTGTTTTCTCATATTACGAATTTGATTCTTATACCATGAGTCAGCATACCCTGGGTGCTTTAATCTTATTGCTTCCTTTTCCGCCTTTGTGGGGTTACTGTTCTTTATGTATGCCTGCCAAGAAGACGGCGATATAGTAATAACCTTAGCCCCAGTAGACATTAGCTCAGCAATAACAACGCCATATACATATGATAATTTTATCACAGCATCTGGTGATCTAACAAGTATGGCACCCTCTACAACTATATAATCTGATTTAAGCTCATCAAGCATTAGGGACATCTTTTTTTTAGCATCGTATATCTTTTCATATATATCCATGCCAACTAAATCTATCTTGCCCCATTTTAAAGGCTTATCGTTTTCCATTAGGCAGAAAGCAATTGAGGTAGTTGAGGCGTCTATGCCAAGCACCCTGTGGGCCTTTGTCTTAACCAGATCAGCTAACTTCATCTATCATTCCAATCAGTTTTTTCTTATTACTAATATTAATTTTCTTTTCACAAGATGAGCATATAATAGATTGATTATACCTGCTCAACTTAGTTTTACATTTTGAGCATGCCCTAAATGCACCATTTCTAATAGCCTTCTTTTCGTAATACTTTTCCATTATACGCTTGTTTGTTGCAATCCTGCAACACTCATCTGAACAATATTTTTGATTATGGGTTTTGGCGTCAAAGTCTTTGTTGCATTCCTTGTTGTTACAGATCATATAGACGGCATCTCATATAACTCAATTTGCACTGTTCCAACAGGGGTTTCTTTACTATAACACTGTTTTTTAATTGGGCAATATGTGCAAGGCATCTTTGATTTGGTGGCTCCAGCAGGCCTCATTGGAAGATCGCCATCTTTAAAATTATCCCACACCTCTTGCATCCAAATAAATGTGTCCTCAATTATTTTAGTATTCTTTTCATTCATTGAAATAGGGATAACCAATAGCTCTTGAGTATTCTTATTCTCATAAAGGAAGAATCCCTCTTTGGCATTCTTTAACTTCATATATGTAAGCAACTGAAGCATGTGATTAGGTGAAGACTTCATTTCTGACTGTCTTGTATCCCACACTTCTTGCTTAGCCGTCTTAATTTCTCCAATGACTGTCTCGCCATCGTACTCCATAATAAGGTCAATAAATCCTCTGATTGGAGGATATTCATTAATAATCTCTTCTTCTTCTGCTCTCCATTGAGGCATTGTCTTAATTAAATTCTGTAGTCTTTCATGTGCCTGTGTTCCTTGAGCCATGTTAGCAACAGCAACTGCATCGTTATCATCTATAAACATTGCTCCACTAAATGCCATATACCAATATCTTGGGCATTTTCCATGACCATATCCTAAAGAGCTAGGGCTAAATGATTTCTTTGTCATGTCACCGTCAGCCCGTTTAGTATTTCTGTACGACTCATCAAGTAACTGTGCAAACAATTCTGGATCAAAGAATTTACCCGTATGTTTTTTAAATTTAAGATTCTTTACTATGTCTCTACCCATTTAAGCTACCCACCCAATATGATCTAAAGGTGTTGGTGCGGTAATCAAACATTTACACTCCATGCATTCAGCATCATCTAATAAATATCCAGATATCTCGTATGACTCTGGGTCAAACTGAACAGTTAATCTTAGTAAAGTAGACCCACAACATGGGCAAGATGGTGAAGGAATTCCTCTAGCATCTACCATTATGAATTATACCTAACGACATACTTAAGTGCATCTACAAGTTTGTCTATGGACTCCTTTACTGAGTAATAAACATTCTTCTTGTTATTGTTTACCGTTCCCGCTTTATCTTTGGCAATAGTTGAATATACTGATGACATTACAGCAAACTTAGTTGACATTGCTTGAAGCTCCATAATAAGCATAGGCGCTTTTGCAGATGGAACATCTGGATTCATTAATATTTTAACAACAATGGCCAACGCTTTGTCTAGGTGTTCGTCTTTCATAAACTCGTGAAGATCATTAAACTCTGTAATATCACTAATTAACTCTAAAGTATTTTTATCTTGCGTCATGAAAGAAACCTCTGCACTAAACCATAACCCATCCATAAACCAAATATTCCCATAAGGCCAGCAAATACTGGTGGGGCTGGTACTGGAAGCCTGAATATACTAAATACAGCACCAACACCCATACCTGTTAATGTAGTTAAAAATACTTCTTTAATCATGGTTATCCTCCCAAAATTGGATCAGTTCCTCTAGAACTGCCCATTCAATAATTCCAAGGCGAACCTTAGATTCCGTGCCAATAATAATTTTTAATGCTGGATGCATATCTCTATTTACTTTAAATGTATCAGTGCAAATCTTTGCCCAGTTGTCTTTGTTTAGGGCAAACGATTTACCTGCTTCTTTATAGTCTACAAGGAACTGCTTCCACTGTGCATCGCCTTTTTGATATTCTCCACGACCACTGTTTTTTTGAGCCTTTGCCCCATCACGTTTTACTTCAGATCTTTCTGACATCAGCCAACCTTATAAATAGTTTCATGACCTTTTGAGCATCTCCATGACATAACCATATCAACTGGATCCCAAAAAGCACCTGGAACATCTTCATCACACTTAGAGCATGGGCGTAAGCCGTTTATTTTTTCTAAGTTATAATGCTCTATTTCTTTATCTGGCTTAGTAAAAAATTCATTAAGATCTGGCATTTATTTCTCCAACTAAGCTGTCTACAACACTTGGATTTTCTTTTAAATATGC